GCATGTGCTCGAGAGCCACTCCCACCACCCCCACGCTTGTCTCGCACGCCGACGCTATCTCTTGCCAGCTGGCGTCTTCAAACAGAGGGTCACATAGGCATCGTACCACTCCATCTAGTACGTCCGGGTGTATCTGATTACCCCAAGGGGTTAGTCTCGGGGCTAGGGTCTTGACATGCTCTGCCAGAGCTTGGTCATCTGGGTGTAATCGCATCACTTCTTCCTCTTTTTCTTGGCTTCGGAGGCCAAGATCGCTCTCACCTGCGCTTTCGCAGCCGACTCGGTCCGATGTCCTCCCCCATCAATGGCTTTGTTGTTGTTGGTTTTGGCTGCCTTGCCTGTTCTGGGGTTGACCAGGCGGTAGACTCCGGCTCGCTTCACGACTTTATATGGCATATCCCCTGTCTACTTCATTCGTTGCCTGATTGGAAGAAAATCCGTACAGTCACCCGCATGGATGTAAAGCGACTCAGGCAGATGCAACGAGAGAGCTCGGGGATATCCGCAGAGGATGTCAAACCCAGGGCCGCCACCACCACCATCGTCTCCCCGGCCGTCACACGGCGCCCAGGGCTCGATGCCCAGCTAGCCGACATCAGTGTCATCTCGGGCTGCTTGCTCGAGCAGATGCGCTGCAAGGTCCTCTCAGGGGACGTTCTAGACAAAGACGAGCTACGGCAGTTCCGGGAGCTTGCCGAGACATCTCTGAGGCAAGCGAGGGTCGAGATCGAAGTCGAGAAGCACGTCACGGCACGCACGAGCGCCCTGAGTGCCGATCAAATCCGCCACACCATCATCGATGCCCTCAAGACCAAGGGCCTCGGAGAAGACGTGGCCGATGTGGTGCTGGAAGCTCTGGGGATGGCGGCATGAAGCGGGAAGACAAGTTCGTTCCGGTCAAGCGGCTGGAGATACGTAGCGGCAATAAAGATGACGTCTCGTTCATCTTTCGGAGGATACTGAAGGACCTTCGGTACAGCGACATGTGCCGGAAGGTCTCCCACACCCTGTACTACACGTACATGCACCGGGCATTTGAGCACTTCCTGACGAAGTCCTTTGTCCGGGTGGCCTATGAGGGGGCCTACGAGGAGGATGGCGTGGTCCACAGCGCGAGGCCTCGACAGATCGTCGGCTTCCTCGTTGCCGACGTGACCCATATCGGCCTGGTTGTTCACCATTGCTACGTGAGACGGGACTACAACTACAAGAACGAGGTGGAGCGGTGCTATCGGGGCCAGGGGATCGCGACAGCGATGATACGGGCGTTGGCGGACCACTATGGGTTAGAAAAGATGACCTATACGGTCAGGACTCCGATGTTCCGGCAGCAGAATAACTTCGCGTACAAGATTGATACCCACAAGGACATTCAATACAACCCGTTCCTGTTCTACACCCTGCTTCCTTCTGGCTGGGAGACTGGTGTGCTGGCGAACATGAACGAGGACATGAAGAGGGAAATCAACCGAGTCGGCGCCCATGTCCAATGAAGTCTTCCGGGTCGTCGAGGAGGCCGCCAAGCGGCATGAGCGTGAGATACGCTGGCGCCCTGATGACTTCTTCTTCAGTAAGCAAAAGGCCGTCTATGACAGCGAGAGCCGGTACCGAGCCCTGGTGTGTGGGCGTCGAGGCGGGAAGAGCTACACCTGGGCCGGCTGCTTGATCGACGAAGGCTTCAAGTACCCCAAAAGTACCCCGCTGTACGTCACAACGAGCCGCCAGGACGCCCGAGATATCCTCGAGCCGGCGATGGACCACTTGAACGAGATGTTCGGCCTGAACCTCTGGCAAAACAAGGCTACCGGGGACTACTACATGCCCAACGGCTCCCGCATCATCCTTCGTGGTGCCGGAACCATGCGTGAAATCAACAAGTTACGGGGTCGGAAGTACCCCTGCGCCATCATCGACGAGGGTCAGAACTTCGGACCGGACCTGAACTACCTGATTGATGAGGCGATTGAGCCTGCCACGGCGGACTATCATGGCTGGATTGGCATCTCTGGGACGCCAGGGCCTGCCAAGATCGGACCATTCTATGATATCTCGGAGGGGGAGCATGCGGGGGCCTGGGAGCACTTCCACTGGACCTTCCTTGATAACCCTCATCAGCCGAACCCCGAAGAGTTCATCAAGAAGGTGATGGAGCGTCGCGGGTGGACGGAGGACCACCCCTCGTTTCTCAGGGAGTACATGGGCTTATGGGTCCAGGACGATAACGCTCGGGCTTTCCAGATGCAGCCCCACAGGGACATCGAACCCTCCTTTAGCCTGAATGGGGTTACGGACTGGGACTATGTGATGGGGATTGATGTGGGGTACAACGATCCCTTCGCATTCGTGGTGATTGCCCAGAGCCAGTCTCTTGGCCAGGCCTATGTAGTGGACAGCTACGAAGAGGGGGAGATGACGACCATGGACGCTCTGGTGAGGGCGGAGAGGCTCTGTGCGGAGTATCCCATCACGAGGATAGCCCTAGATACGGGTGGTGCTGGGAAGCTGGTAGCGGAGGACTGGAAGAAGATGAGCACTTTGCCTATTGAGCCGGCGAAGAAGACGCACAAGGCGAGCCAGGTGAGTGTGATCAATGGAGACTTCAAGGCCGGGAAGATCAAAATCGCCAGGGACAACAACATCAAGCTCATCCACGACCTGATGGTCCTCGAATGGGATTCCGACCTCAAGGAGCGGAACAAGTGGGAGTACCGCCGGGGTTCCTCGGACCATTTGGCAGATGCCTTCCAGTACGGATACAACCTGTGTTTTCATCATACCTACGACCCTGCGGAGGACACGCGGGTGAAGGTAGGGAGCACGGCCTGGTATGAGCGCAGAGAGCAGGCGATGGAGAAGGCTCAGATCAAACGAGTCCAGGACGCCATGACCGAAACTGGCGACATCTTTGACCTGCTTCGCCCATAAGGTTGTGCACCTCACCCTTTTGGGGTCATAGTACTACCCGTGAGTAACGGATTCGGCGACGGGTTCCCCGACGGCCATTTTGCGCCAAGGGATGTGTACTGGTGGCTCTATAAACCGGGTAACAAGCGCAAGGTATTGGAATCGTTGAACAATGACTTCGAGTTATTGACCAATGACAACCAAAGATTGACCGCTTATGAGACGTACGCGGCGCTGTACAACAATCGGCGTATCGATCCCGGCGCGCCCATGCTCGCCTCCTATGACGCCAAATGGGCTATAGACCACGGCAAGTACACCCGCTGTCCGTACAATCTGATGAAGCAGGTCATCGATGAAGTGACCTCCAGAATCACCAAGAGCCAGCCCAAGGCCAAGTTCCTCACCCATGGGGGTGACGCGGACATGCAGCGCCAGGCGAACCTGATGGAGCGTTGGAACGACTCGCAGGTCTACGAGCTCTACCAGAAGCAGAAGGTTGACCGAGTGGTCAAGGATTCGTGTCTGTATGGGCTTGGAGCGTTGAAGATTGGCAAGGCGTATCGGGAAGATCGGTTGGAATCATATCGAGTTCATCCTGGAAACCTTTACGTTGACCTTCAGGAGACGATTTTTGAGTCTCCGACGCGGATACACCACAGGCGGTTTGTCCCGAAGAACGCGCTCAAGATTTACTTCCCCAAGAACGCGAACGAGATTGATGCGGCTGGGACGGTGAGCGACCATGAACGGTACGTCAGCTTCTATGGTCATTATAGCCAGGGTACGCAGGACATGGTGGAGCTCATCGAGAGCTGGCATTTGCCGAGCTTTGAAGGAGCGGAGGACGGCCAGCGGGTTCTTTGGATCAATAACAAGCTCCTTCAGCAGACTCCCTATCAGCGCCGGAGCTTTCCGTTTGCGTTTTTCAACTGGAAGGAAGATCCCCACAACACCTTCTATGGTACAGGCCTCGGGGAAGACCTACTAGGGGTCCATATTGACTGCAATGTCACCATCAATCGCAAGAACACCGCGATCGAATTCGCCTCCAACCCCCACTGGGTCTACCGCAAGGGCTCCGTCACCGAGACGGACATCACCAACGCCCCAGGAACCAAGATACCCTTCACCGGGGACGTTGCCCCCCAGTTCATCATGCCCCCTAGCGTCCCCTCGGACCTCGTCCAAGAGATACGGGAGTACGAAGCCAGGGCCTACAAGATTGCGGGCCTAGCAAGCGCCCTCGGAGCCGGAGAGCGCGTCCCCTCGGGGCTCGAGACCGGCCGGGCCGTCGAAAGCTACTTCAGCGTCGAGCAGGTTCCGTTTTCCGAGCAGCTCAAGAAGAGCGAGTACTTCGTTCAGGATGTGGCCAACTGCAACGTCGCCACAGGCCGGGAAATCTACGAGGGCAACAAGAAGTGGTCCATCGTGGTCCCCGGCGAGCGAGGCCGCAGCATCGAAGTCCTACGCTGGAAGGACGTTGCCCTCGACCCCCGAGACGAGTCCTACGTTATCCGGGCCACACCTGCCTCCGCCCTTTCAGAAACGTTCGCCTCACGTCTTGGCGAGGTAGAGCGCCTGCGGGCACAAGACCCGCTGATGACCAGGGCGGAGTTCTACGATCTCCTTCAGATGCCGGACGTCATCAACTTCGAGGACCTCAAGACCTCCCAGCGCGACAACGGCCAGGCCATGATCGAAAAGGCCCTCCGCACCGGTGAGTTCACGGCTCCGTCCCCATTCATGGACTTACCGCAGTTCATCATCGACGGGAACGAGGAAGAGCAGAAGGCAGAGCGCATGGGCCTGCCGGAGACGAACATCGCGACGCTTCGCCGGATGATTCGTCGCGCCAACGAGCTCGAGCAGAAGAAGCAGCTCGCTCGACAGATGCAGGCTCAGGCCGGGGCCATCACTCCGGCTGCGAGCCCGACCACGGACGACGGGGTGAGCCCGAATTCCGTTCAACAACCACAAGCGAATCAACAGGCGGTTTAAGCGATGACCGAAGAAGCACAAGTACAAGAACAAGCACCACCATTAGAACAAGTAGTCCAAGACGCAGAGCCCATCACGGCAGACACAGTTGTCTCCGAGCCACCGGCAGAGGTACCGGCTCCAGACAGCTCGATTCTGTCGAACAAGATCGACAGGATGCTCACCGCAGAAGAGAGCATCCAGCAACGCCGGGCTCAAGAGGCTGAATACAACCGGCTCCAAGAAGAGCTGCGCATCTTGCGCACCCTTCATGGCCCGGAGTTCCAGCAGCGATACAACGAGACGACACAGAAGGTCGAAACGGCAGACGACGATCAAAGCTCATTGATGAAGACCCTGAAGCAGGAGCTCGATCAAATGAAGCAGTCTCAGGACGCCCTTCAGAACCAGCTCAAGCAAAAGGAGCAGGAGTCCGCCCTAATGGAAGCCTCCAACGAGGTGGTCGATTGGGTGAAGAGCAACGACGAACACTTTCCGTTGATCAATGAGATTGGTCAGCAGGGTTTGGTGTTCCAGAAAATGTGGAACACGAAACAGCAAACAGGACATTTGCCAAGCGAGACACAGGCAGCACGCGACGTAGAGACGGAGTTGCGCGGGATCGTAGAACGATGCGCGCCGATACTGGGATACCAAAAGCGAGAACAACGGGCCGAGCGCGAAGAGACCATCAGCACAACAACCCTGGGACTGAACATTTCAGAACCTGTCGATCGAGACGCCATGTCCGACGACGACTACCTGAAGTACTTGGTCTCACAACATCAAGGATAAACGACAATGACAGTAGCGTATGACCTTTTAGGTAATGCAGCGCCGCTGATGAAGCGGTACTACGATGATCGTCGTGTGTACTCGATGGCCTTCAAAAATCGCCCGCTCTTCGCCTGGGTTCCCAAGAAGACTGGTGTCGTAGGTGGGTCTCCCCTCGGAGACGCTTACGGTGGCTATCAAGTTCCCATTACGATCGATGACATCGCAGGTGAATCGGCGACTTTTGCAGACGCCGTGACAGCCCGCGATGGTTCAAGCCACCGAGTGTGGCAATGCAACCGAATCAAGCGGTACGCAACGGCGACGCTAGATTGGGAAACGGTCCGAGCGATGAAGAACGACATGGGCGCATTCATGCGTGCCGTGACGCCCCTCATCGATTCGGCAATCAACCAGCTGTCCAACACCATCGCGATGGGTTTCTACCATCCTGACGGCAGCGGACACCGCGGCGTCATCGGCTCGATTTCGACCGACGACATCACGCTCGATGCGGCCACCGCGCATCTGGCGCGATCGTGGAGCCTTCGCCGCACACTGGTTTCGTCAGAGACCGCATCGGGCGGCACGCTTCAGGCGGGCAGCACGAAGGTAGCGGGTATCGATCTCGAAGGTGGGGTCATCACAGTTGACAGCGCAGCGGCAATCACTGGCCTTGATGCTGGCGACTTCCTGTTCCCGCTTGGTGATTACTCCACAGGTGCCACGTCGCTCTTCATGGACGGCATGGGCACATGGGGTCCTGACCCGACATCCATCACCGCAGGTGACGACCACAAGGGCGTTGACCGGTCGGTGTGGAAAGAACGCCTCTTGATGCTTCATTACGACGCATCGACAGGTGACATTGACGCCAACGTTCGCCAGGCAGCCGCAAAGGTGCAGGCGAATGAGGGCTCACCGGATGCTCTCTTCCTTCACCCAGACCGCTGGGCGGAGCTCGAGACCATTCTGGCGAGCCAGTCGCGCTACGAGATGATGATGGGATCGGACGCTCGAACGGGCTTCGATTCGATTGTGATCAACGCAGGCGGCGGCAAGATCAATGTTGTTGCCGATCCATGGTGTCACCCGGACAAGGGATACATGCTCCAAAGAAATACTTGGGAGATGTTCTCGATTGACCGAGTGCCTGACTTCGTCAGCGATGACGGAAACAGGTTGCACCGCTTGGAGAACGCAGACGAGGTGGAGTTCCGCATTGGCGGGTACTTCAACGTCGTGTGTCGGGCTCCTGGCCACAACATGGTTATCAACTTCACGTAATGTGAATCCCAGGAGTTCCAGGCCAATCCTGGGCTCCTGGGGCCTCCTTGGGGGATGTAGCAATGCAAATCACTCTTTCAGAGCTTCGCGAAGGCACCCGCCAACGCGCGGACATGACTTTCGACTCCGACGCCATCGACGACCTCGAAGTCAACGGTTACGTCCAAGATGCTTGGGAAGAAGTGCATGAGCTAGTGACCGCGAACGATGAAGCGAGACGTTTCACGATCAATGCTACGAAACTCCCCCCAATCGGAGACCACTCCTTTCAGCTACCAGAGGACTACGATCGCCTAGTTAGCCTGCATGTTCTACGGAACAACGCTTACATACCAGGGTTGCCGGCAGACCCATCACGGTATGCGGAGCTCGCAGACAACTGGGATGATTACAACGCTCCAAGGTATTTTGTAAGAGAGAACCCCAGCACGGGTACGGCATCGGTCTTTGTGTTCCCGGCTCCGACGACGGACACATTGGCACTAACGTACTGGCCCCGACCGAAACAGTTGTCCTTGGACTCGGACTACTTAGGCATCCCGCGATCTTGGGCAGAGTTCATCCAAGTCGCGGGCGGGATTCGGCTGCTTGATAGAGTGGAGCGCGACGCGAGTGCTCTACTGCTTGCGAAACAGCAGATACAAAAGCGAATTATCAAATCTGTTCAAGCATCTGATTTCAATAGCCCTCGGATGATTCGGGACGTGTCGTACCGCTACGGCTATGGAGGCTACCGATGGTAGACACCAAGCCATTACTCAAGGGCTTTGGGGCGGCTGCTGATGTGTTTGGTCAGATTGCAACTGACAAGGCCGTCAACAGTCGCCGCCGACGCTCCTCTTTTCTTCAGACTGACATCACAAATGGCCAGCTCATTGAGGACTACACTCTCACAGCCGAGAATCAGGGAGTAATATCGCATGGTCTCAATCGCGTCCCAAGCGGAGCGATAGTGATCAAGCAGGACACCGGTAACGCGATCTATTGCTCCGGGACGACGCAGGATACTTTGCAGATGTCGGTGACGAGCGGAACCGTAACAGTTTGGGTTTTCTAAGTGCCACTCGACAAGGTCAAGAAGACAGTCCTATTCAGCAAGGGGATGAGCGACGATCACGATCGCTTCCTCGTTGAGCCCCCTGCTCTCGACCGCACAGTCAACCTCAGAGCCCACAAGACGGGTAGTCTCGAGAAGAGGCCAGGGTTCGGTCCAAACGAGCTAACGACAGTTCCCGACTCGAGCGGGCAGCCGTTCTTTCTTCACAGCATCAGGGACAAGCTCTACACGTTCACGGAGACTGGAGCGAAGGCCTACGACTCGGTCGAGGACTCTTGGAGCTCCATTGACTTCAGTGGTTTCGTGGGAACCAAGGAGACGTTTTGCGAGACGAGTCCGATCATAGGACTCGGGGACCCTCAGTTCGCGCAGTGCAGTTCCAACATCGGTGCGACCGGGGTTGAGACTTACGCCATTGCTTATGACGTTGCCGAGCGAGCATCGCGAGGGAGGTCAGAGCTAGGGGCTACGGTCAACGATACGTCCAAACACATCATGGTTGCATGGTTCGACGCAAACGGAGACTTCGTTAAGCAAGTACGCATAGACAACGCTCACTCCCCACAGCTGGTGCAGCTCGATTATGACACCACTGGCTTCGCTGCCTTGATTTACCAAACAGACGGCGGCAAACTCGGTCGTTTCGTCAAGGTGTACGGTATTGACGTAGCTGCCGTAGGGCCAGGTCTTTTTGATGACGTGGCCCGCCCGTTCCTTGCGGACAATGAACAGGGCTATCCGATTGCATCTTCTCTGTGGGATGGGTCCCCATCTCTCTCAGGACCGCGTCTGGGTCAAGGCATACAGAACCAGGCACGGTTCCACGCAACTTACAATGCGGGCACGGATAGCATCATGTGCCTCGCCCAGTGGAACTTCCAGCTTACGATCTGGGAACTGACCGTCCACGGCGTCTCAGTGAACGATACGAATGTGTTAGAGCCAGGCAGGAAAACTGGGTTTGCGATTGATTGCTCTGCGGGTTCGGAAACACATGTCCTTTACATCTCCTGGGATGTTGATGGCAGCGAGCAATACAAGGTCAAGTTTGAGCGGTACAACGCCGGCCTTACACGCATTCAAGACGTTACGTTAGATGGCGGGAGTGGAAATCCAAGCAGCAGTGCATACCAGACGGGAGCAGGCGCTTACACGCATGGTGTCCTCAAGAGTGCATTCGATGACGGGGGCGGCAACCGATCATTCATCGGGTATCATCGTAGTGGCTTTACCAGTTGGACAGATCTGACTGCGACAACCAACCAGGCACATAACTACGACAACAGGTACAAGTTCCAAAGGATCAAATATCTCGAATACGATTACAGCATGGGAGGTAATTACCTTCAGGATGCATACGGGCATCGCTTCACAACGAATCCCGTTTATCGGGATGGTTCGTTCTATGTCGGAGTGCAGCAGTGGGCGGATTACACCCCACACTCCCAGTTCATCGATGATGTAAACGCTTTCCAACTCGCTCCGCCGGCACGCAAGCCTGTCACAACATCGTTGTGCGTGGCGGACTCAAATGGATTGCAGCCCGTTGCTTACATTGATGCTGGGAAGAGCCAGATGTGTGACTACGTCGAGTCAGAAATGCGCACGCACCTGACCAGTCTGTATCTCGACGATG